TTTGCTAGAGCAATACTAAGAAAGGCTCAAGAGAAATGACCGCCATGCGTAACCCCGATGCAAAGCATACCGACTTTACCGATTTGATTGGGGTAATTCCTAGCAATCTTAAGTTACTTCCGTCTAACTTAGACATGGTAATTGAAAGGTTTGGTAACTTTTTAGTTGGCGAATGGAAACGACCAAGCGAGAAGATTAGTTTGGGGCAAGAAATTCTTTTAAAGCGTCTGGCTACAAAAGAAGATTTTACGGTGTTACTAATTGAAGGTGATACCGATGATGGCATGGTGGTTAATAAAATTGAGGCAATAAAAAAAGATGGCACGCTTATTCACATCGGCACAAATAAAGAAGAACTTAAAAACTTTATTCGTTTTTGGTACGAACACGCAGAAAAGAAAGCAAGGGGGTTGTAGCATGAGAAAGTGGATATTGAGGTGGTTAGGTTTAGAAACAAATATGTTTGGCGAATTAAGGACAACAGTATTACCTGATGACCAACATGGACTTACACCCAACTATCGAATTGGTCTTATCAAAACTATGAATGGTGGCAATGTGTTAGAGATTGGCACATACAAACCAAACCAACGAGGTTCTGATTGGATATACGAATTTTATTCAGTAGATTCCAATCAAAAACTAAGTGAAGCAGTTGCAATTATTCTTACTATGAAAGGATTGGAAAAATGATTGAAGCATTAGTGCCACCAACATCATTGGAAAACGATGTTGCAGTTATGAAGATTGTGCAGTTGATGGGGCAACTAAGCCCCAAAGATTTGGGTTATGTATTAGCGATAGCTAGTCAAGTCCACAGAGCAGTAGCAGAAGACTTAGATGGGCGTTGCTAGTGAACATAATTACACTAGACTTTGAGACTTTTTATTCTCAAACTTATTCGCTGTCTAAAATGACGACAGAGGAGTATGTGCGGGGTGAAGAATTCGAAGTTATCGGCGTAGCCGTAAAGGTAAATGATGAAGAAACACAATGGTTTTCAGGGACAAAAGATAAGACGCGTCAATTTCTTGAAGGGTTTGATTGGGGAAATAGCCTGGCGCTTGCTCACAATGCTATGTTTGACGCTAGCATACTTACTTGGACTTTTGGGATTAAGCCTAATGGTTGGTTGGATACTCTTTCAATGGCTCGTGCAATACATACTATCGAAGTTGGGGGGAGCCTTTCTGCTTTAGCTACATATTATGGCTTGGGTGTTAAAGGCACAGAGGTATTAGACGCTAAGGGTAAACACCGATTAGATTTCGCTCCGGAAGAATTACATAGATATGGTGAGTATTGCAAGAACGATGTGGAACTTACCTATGCGCTATTCCAAGAGCTGATGCAAGAGTTCCCTACATTTGAGCTAAAGCTAATTGACCTGACTATTAAGATGTTTAGTGAGCCTGTATTGGAGCTAAACAACAACATCTTGAGAAACCATTTAGATAGCATAAAGCAAAGAAAAGCACAGCTAACCGAGATTTACCCCAAAGAAGAGCTGATGAGCAACGAGAAGTTTGCCGTGCTTTTATCGAATTTTAATATAGACCCGCCACGCAAAATAAGCCCAACAACAGGTAAAGAAACGTGGGCGTTCGCTAAAACGGACGAAGGCTTTAAAGAATTGCTTGAACACTTTGACGAGAACGTGCAAATTTTAGCGGCGGCAAGACTTGGAGTTAAGTCTACGATTGAAGAAACAAGGACAGAAAGATTTATTGGTATCTCTGAGCGTGGAGTTATGCCTATCCCGTTGCGTTATTATGCGGCGCATACAGGGCGTTGGGGCGGTGACGACAAAATTAATATGCAGAATTTAGGGCGTGGTTCAATACTAAAAGATGCAATCTTTGCCCCTGATGGGTATCAAATTATTGACTGCGACTCATCACAGATTGAAGCACGAACATTGGCTTGGCTTGCTGGACAGGAGGATTTAATTGAGGCATTTGAAAACGGCGAAGATGTTTACAAAATCATGGCCTCGGCTATCTATGTCAAAGAAGAGAAAGACATTACGAAAGATGAACGATTCGTGGGGAAGACAACAATCCTTGGGGCTGGCTACGGCATGGGGAGCAAGAAATTCGGGGTGCAACTCAAGACTTTTGGCGTGGAGGTTGAAGAAGATGAAGCCAGTCGTATTATCTCAGTCTACCGGCAAACTTATCCTTGCATACCTGCACTTTGGAAAGAGGCGGGTAAGGTATTAGATGCAATCGTTTCGGATGCTAGTTGCGATTTTGGTAGAGAAGGAGTGCTATATGTTGAAGGTAAGAAAGGTATTCGTCTTCCTAATGGTTTGTATATTAAGTACCCTAATCTACGCAAGCAGACCAACGATGACGGAAAAGACGAATATGTGTATGACACCAAGCGTGGCAAAACCACTATCCCTAATCGAATATACGGCGGGAAAGTTGTTGAGAATGTGTGCCAAGCACTAGCACGAATCATAGTTGGCGAGCAGATGCTAATGATTTCTAGAAAGTACAAAGTAGTTATGACTGTGCATGATGCAGTTGCGTGTATAGTACCAGATGCCGAGGCGCAGACTGGTAAAGAATTTGTAGAGATGGCTATGAGGATGCGACCTAAATGGGCACAGGACTTACCGCTTAATTGCGAAAGTGGAATGGGTAGGGCTTATGGAGATTGTTAATGAGGTTGAAAAAAAGTGATGCAGTTATGTCTCAAACTGAAGTTGCTAAAAAGTTGGGTATGGATAGGGGGCTAGTTAACTACATAGAAAAAGTGGCTATGGCAAAGATAAGAAAAGAATTAAAGAAGCGTGGTATTGACCCAAGTTTTTTGTTTAAAGATTAAGAAAGATAAAAATGACCGTTGACTATACAGAATACCTACTAAGAGCTAAACACTTGATGAAAGATGTTGAACTGCTAATGAATGAAAGACGTACAGAAGAAGCGTTTATGGCGCTGTATAACTTGTATGTTGAGATTAAGTTGATGGCCAATGCAATACGAAGTGCGGAAGGTGGCGTATACCATGAATGAGAAAGACCTAAGAGATTGTTTTGCTATGTTTGCGATGATGGCAGTAATTCCATCTTTAGCTGGTAAAAGTATTGGGGTTGGAGAGCCTGAAAATAATGAACGCTTTGCCAATATGTGCTATGCCTTATCTGATGCCATGCTTGAAGCACGCAAACCAAAAGAAGAAACGGGTATTACCGCAGTTAAAAGGGTAAGGAAGAAAGCAAATGAGTAGCTGGCTAATTATTGTTACTGGTTTGATTTATCTTTATATAGGGTGTGAACAAGGCTATAAAGGCAATATTGCTTTATGTATTACTTACTGTGCTTACGCTGCGGCTAACGTGGGCTTATATATGATGGCGGATAAATAATGACAACAAGACAAGAACTAATTGAAATACTAGAACAAGGCTTGCAAGCCTTTAAGCTATCAGGCGTTGATGCACCCGACTATGAAATACTACCTGACGGCTCGGTATTGTTTCATTACATGCCAACCGAAGAACTAAAAAGCTATGTGGAGCTACTTAAAAATGATTAGAGACGGCGGTAAGGGCGATACACCGCGCCCATTGGGTGTGAGTATGGAAGAGTTTGATAAAAACTTTGATGCCATATTTAAAAAGTCTGAAATAAAACCAAAGTCTGTGAGCTTTGAGCTTGAAGTAGAGAATGATGAACAAGAAGCAACAGTAACCAAAACATGGGAGTTTTAATATGAAATGGATATGTATAGCTGGAATAGTGATTGGGTGCTTTGTATATTTAGCGTTCCCACCTAAAGCTTATTCGCAACAGATTATTATTTACACCGGCCCACAAGGTCAATTCTTGGGGCAAGCCACAGTTATATCCCCAACACAACCAATTCCGCCAGTAGTTTGGGGGCCAAATGGTAAGTAAGATTACATGGTCTTACAGTAGTTTAAAGACGTTTCAGCAGTGCCCAAAAAAGTACTACCATTTAAAGATTGCCAAAGATATTGAGCAAGAAGATACGGTACATACTATTTACGGCAAGGAAGTCCATAAGGCGGCGGAAGATTACATTAAGCATGGCACACCCGTGCCAGAAAAGTATTCGTACATAGTAGAAACCCTAGATGCTCTGAAAGCTATACCCGGCGATAAATATTGCGAGATTGAGCTAGGTATTAAAAAGACTTCTGAAGGTAGATATGTGTCTTGCGAATTTAATGACCCCAAGTATTGGTGGCATGGTATTGCTGACTTACTTATTGTTAACGGCGATGAAGCTTATTTGGTTGACTACAAGACAAGTAAAAATGCAAAGTATGCCGATACTAAGCAGTTAGACTATATGGCGTCCGCAGTTTTCTTAAAGTTTCCTGATGTGCTGACTATCAAATCAGCTTTGATTTTTGTAGTAAGTAAAGAGTTTGTAAAAAAAGAACATAGTTCATTCCATAAAACGGCTTACCTTAGCTCGGTTGAGCCAGACTTAAAGAGGTTGGAAATGGCTATACAAAGTGGTATTTGGAACCCAGTATCAGGGCCATTATGTGGCTGGTGTCCAGTTAAATCATGCGTACACAACAAGGAGAAGCAATCATGGAAGTAACTCAATTTGATGATATGGCGGTAGATTCAGCGTTAATTTTAGAGAATCGTCTGAAAGAACGGGTAGAAAAGTTGGTTGAAAAGACCGTAATCAATATTGTAGGCAGAGAAATCCATGCTGCCATAGAACGTGAAAAACAAGCCCTTATGATGGAGATTGCCGTAACAATAGGTAAAACCATGATGTACTCAGATAACGAAAAGCGTAGACCTTTGTGGGAATCTACCCCTGAGGAGTTTGGGTTTGACAGTAAGAGTTTAAACACGCATAATTTAGGTAATAACCTGCCTTTGGAGCTAGATAATGCCATACAAGAACCCATCAGACCGCAAATATAAAAACGCCGCTAAATACGAGGATTCCCCTGAACAAGTTAAAAATAGGGAAGCTCGTAATAAGGCGCGTTCAGAGCTAGCTAAAAAAGGGAAAGTAACTAAAGGCGATGGAAAAGATGTTGACCACATTAAGCCCCTTAGCAAAGGGGGCGCAAATACTGAAGGCAATCTACGGGTTAAATCCGCTAGTGCAAACCGTTCCTTCAGCAGAAACTCAGACCACACAATCAAGAAAAACAAACCAAAAAATGGCGCAAATTGACACCGACTACGACTGGCCAGGACAATATAAACCTTTTAATCACCAAAAAATAACAGCAGCATTTCTTACAGAGAACCCTAAGGCTTTTTGTTTTAATGAGCAGGGTACGGGAAAGACTGCGTCAGTTATATGGGCGGCGGACTACCTAATGAATTTAGGCATGGTCAAGCGTGTGCTAGTTGTATGCCCCCTATCTATTATGAAATCTGCATGGCAGAACGACTTGTTTAAGTTTGCATGCCATCGTTCTTGCGACATAGCTTATGGTGATAAAAAGAAGCGCGCTAAAATTATTGAGGGTGGAGCTGAATTTGTAATCATCAACTTTGACGGCTTAGCGATAGTGCAAGAAACAATAGCGGCTGGTGGGTTTGACCTAATCGTAGTAGACGAAGCAAGTGCATATAAGAATGTAACTACAGAACGCTGGAAGATACTTCGTGATTTGTGCAAAGAAATCAAAGGCTTATGGATGCTGACAGGAACACCCGCCGCACAGTCTCCAGTTGATGCTTATGGTTTAGCCAAACTAATCAACCCAGATAATGTGCCTAAATTTTTTGGGGCTTTCCGTGACCAAGTTATGTACAAAGTCGGCATGTATCGTTGGGTCCCCAAAGCTAATGCACAAGATGTGGTGCATGAAGCATTACAACCAGCAATTCGTTTTGAAAAGAACCAGTGCTTAGATTTGCCTGATGTAACATTTGTTGAACGAGATGCTCCTCTTACCCCGCAACAAAATAAGTATTACCAAAAGCTTAAGCAAGACATGATTATTAGAACAGCAGGAGAAGAAGTTAGCTCTGCTAATGCGGCAACAAGTATCAACAAGCTATTACAAATTTCAGGTGGTGCAGTCTATACCGATACTAAAGAAGTCATAGAGTTTGATGTGTCAAATAGACTACAGGTAGTCAAAGAAGTTATTGATGAGGCATCACACAAAGTTCTAGTATTTGTACCTTTCACGCACACCATAGAGTTACTGCGGGAATATCTTACAAAGAACGGCATAACTAATGACACGATAAATGGACAGGTTCCTGTAGCTAGACGCAATACAATAATCCAAGACTTCCAAGATACTGATAACATTAGAGTTTTAATTATTCAGCCACAAGCCGCATCTCACGGGTTAACCCTAACAGCTGCCAATGTTATAATTTGGTACGCCCCAGTTATGAGTGTAGAAACATATCTACAAGCTAACGCCCGTATCAATCGGCCAGGGCAAAAGAACCCTATGACTATCGTGCATATCAAGGGTAGCGAGGTAGAGAGCAAGTTGTACAGGATGCTCAGTAATAACATAGACAACCATACCCGCCTGATTGATTTATACCGCCAAGAAATAGAATAACTTCTTTACACAGTAAAAGAATGTGGTATACTACCAGCTCGAAAAGGAGTATGTAATGGAGCAAATGTCAGCAGAAAAACTTGCAAACATCTATATAAAAATCAGGGATGCTAAGCAAGCTGAAGAGGAAAAGATGAAGGCAAAGTTGGCAGAGTTTCAAGAACAGTTAGATTTAATATCAGACCAGTTGTTGGAGCTATGTAAGAATCAAAACGCCTCAAGCATTAAGACTGATTCGGGTACGATTATTCGTAAGTTATCTACACGCTATTGGTCTACTGATTGGGAGTCAATGCACCAGTTTATTAAAGAGAATGATGCTTTAGGTTTACTGGAACAGCGTATTCACCAAGCAAACATGAAACAATTTTTAGAAGAGAATCCTGAACTGATACCACCGGGAGTTCAGGTAGATAGGAAGTACACCGTGGTAGTAAGAAGGAGCTAATATGTCTAACCAAAAAGGAGCAGTAATGAGTAATATGACTATTTTTAATCAAGAAGTACCATCGTTTTTACAAGGCGCTAACGGCCTTAACGACTTAACCAAATCACTTGCAGGTAATGTAACTGGTGGCGGTAAGCGTATTTCAATTCGTGGTGGTGTATTCCGCAAGATTGTAGGCGGAGAAGAAGTTGGCAAGATTACTAGCCGTGAATTAAATGTAATTATCGTTAACGCAGCTAAGGGCGTATCCCGTATCTATTACGCTGGTAAGTATGACCCAAGTGCAATCGTTCCACCCACTTGCGTATCTAATGATGGCGTACACCCAGATACTAAAGATGAAGGCAAGCAAAGCGATTCATGTGTAACATGCCCACAAAATATTGCTGGTTCAGGTAATGGTAATTCCCGTGCATGCCGCTACACTCGTAAGATTGCAGTGCTTTTAGAGGGAGACCCAAGTGGCGATGTATATCAGTTGCAGTTGCCATCCACTTCTATCTTCGGTAAAGGCGAAGGTAATGTGCACCCATTTGAAAGCTATATTAAATACGTAGCTGGTAATGGTCGTAACATCAACCAAATCGTAACGCAGATTAGCTTGGATACAGACAGCGATACACCAAAGTTATTGTTTTCTCCAGCACGCCATATCAACGAAGAAGAGTGGGCATTGGCATCCGAAGCCGGTAATTCAATCGAAGCTAAGAATGCTATTACATTAACTGTAGCTCAAACTGATGGCGTTAAAAAGATTGCTGCGCCAGCACCAGTAGCTAAAAAGCCTGTAACTCAAATGGAGCCAGATGAAGATGTCGGCGAACCAGTAAAACGTGCTACTAAAAAAGTTGAGGTTCCACCGACTGGTAAGAAAAGTTTGGGTGATGTAATCAATGCGTGGAGCGCGGTAGACTAATGAGCCACGGGTACAGCGTAAAGCTGGTCCAGTTAAACAAACTAGCTGATAAAAAGAAGCTAGGGGTAATACTTGGCAAGGAGTGCATACGGACTAGTATTTCTGTATCACAAGTTGCCAAGATTATCGGTGTTAGCCGGATGACTGTATATAATTGGTTTACAGGGTTACACGACCCCCAAGAAGTACATAGACCTGCTATTCAAAGTTTACTAGACCAGCTTTAATTAATTGCTTTAATTCATTACGAGGGGAACCAACCCCCTCCGATGAACTGTCTTTGGAAGATATATGACGACGATTGACCTTTTAGATACAGTGCTTCCCGAAGAGGGATGGTTTGCTGTACTTGGAATTAAAGGGAAATCCGTAAGACAAAAGCTAGTACAAACACGAAAAGAAGTAGATGAGATAGCAGACAAGTTTGTTGCAGAAGAACGCAACGTATTCTTTGGCCTCGCTAAATTTGAAACAGATAAAAGTAGAGAACAAGATAACGTAAAAGCCCTTAAAGCTTTCTGGCTGGATATTGATTGCGGCGAAGGTAAAGCAAAGGTAAATCCCAAGACAGGTAAGCCTGATGGTTATATTGACCAAGCTACGGGTATGCAAGAACTCAAAAAGTTCTGCGATTTAATTGGACTACCAACACCAATTATTGTCGACTCGGGCAGGGGATTACACGTCTATTGGCCATTAACAAATTCCGTGTCACGGAACGCTTGGGAGCCAGTAGCTAAACGCTTCAGAGAGCTATGCGTTAAACAAAACTTTTATGTAGACCCATCCGTGTTTGAAGTATCTAGAGTTTTGCGGATACCCGGAACTTACAACTTTAAAGAAGCCACCCCACTAGAAGTAGGAATCATTGTGGAAGGTGCGCCTGTAGAGTTTGAAAAGTTTAAAGAAATACTGGGAGTTAGTGAGTCAGTACCAGTAGAGTTTGCACCTAGTAAGAATGAGCTTAATGAATTCACTAAGTCTTTATTAGGTAACAAGATTCAACGTTTTAAAAACATCATGATTCGTGGTGAGAATGGTTGCCAACAGCTTAACTATGCCTATGAAAACCAAGACTCAATCAGCGAGCCATTATGGTGGTCTGCATTAACTGTAGCTAATGTATGTGTGGATAGGGAAGTTGCTATTCATATGATGTCTAGTGGACACCCTGATTATGATGCGGTTGCTACCGAGGCTAAAGCTACTCAACAAAAAGAAGGTAAGGGCGGCCCCCATACATGTGCAACATTTGAAAAGCACAATCCAGGCGGCTGTGATGGATGTAAATGGAAAGGTAAGATTACTGGGCCAGTTGCACTTAGCTCTGAAATCAATGAAGCAAAGCTTGAAGATAACAAAGTAGAAATAGAAGAGGGTGTAGTAGAGGTTATCCCCGAATACCCTAAACCATTTTTACGTGGTGCTATGGGTGGTATTTATATGCCGCCAGTAGAAGAAGCTGAACCTATATGTGTATACGAACATGATTTGTATGTACTTAAATTAATGACTGACCCAACAGCGGGAGCAGTTGCATTGATGAAACTTCATTTGCCACACGACGGCACTAAAGAGTTTGTTGTACCGCTATCAGTAATCGCAGCACCAGAAGAATTAAAAAAAGAGCTAGCAACAAAGGGGGTAGCTTGCACCCCTACGCAAATGAAATACTTGTCTAACTTTGTTATGTCATTTGTAAAAAATCTGCAATATAAAAGGAAATCAGAAATCATGAGAACACAATTTGGATGGGCTGATAAAGACAGCAAGTTCATTATTGGGGATAGGGAGATTAGCAAGGATGGAACTTATGGAAGTCCAGCATCATCTGAAACCCGAGCTATTGCACAGCATATGGTGCCCTGTGGTACGTTTGAAGAGTGGTACGAAGTATTTAACATGTACTCGCTACCTGGCCTAGAACCACATGCGTTTGCTGCCCTTACTGCCTTTGGCGCACCCCTGTTTAAGTTCACTGGATTAAAGGGTGCAATCATCAACGTTATCTATAAGTTTGGTGGTACAGGTAAATCAACAACGTTGTTTATGTGCAACAGCGTATATGGGCACCCCGAAGCTTTGTCATCGGTATGGAAGGACACCAATAACGCCAAGATGCAGCGTTTGGGTACGATGAATAACCTACCCTATACCATTGATGAAATCACCAATATAACCCCTGCAGACTTCTCAGACTTGGCTTATGGTATGTCTCAAGGTAGGGCTAAGGACCGCATGAAGGGGGCAACCAATGAGTTGCGTGAAAACAACACTACTTGGCAAACCATGTCTTTGGCTAGTGCTAATGCTTCTTTCTATGAAAAGTTAGGTTCGGCTAAGGCTGGGGCTAATGCTGAGATGCTACGTCTATTTGAGTACACCATACCACCTACCAGTGTTATTTCTACTGAAGATGGCAAGCGTTTATTTGACCGCCAGCTTAAAGAAAACTATGGTCATGCGGGAGATATATACGTCAAATGGCTAATAGATAACCTAGAGGACGCAGTGCAGGCTATTTTGGACGTCCAGCGCCGTATTGATACCGAGTTAAGGCTTACCCCGCCAGAGCGTTTTTGGTCAGCTGTAGCAGCTTGTAACATAGCTGGTGGCTTGATTGCCAAGCGTATTGGCTTGCATGATTACGATATGGGTGAGATTTATAAATGGACTTGCAAGACTATTCAGGGCATGCGGGAAGAAATTAAACCCCCTGCAGAAAATGCAGTTGCCGTAATTGGTGACTACATTAACCGCCACATGCAAAACATCCTGGTAGTAAAAGCAGATGCAGACAAGCGCACGACTGCTCATTCATTACCAACCTTAGAGCCTAAGGGTGAACTGCTTATTCGTTATGAACCCGATACTAAGCTCATGTACTTTGTGACCAGAGAGTTTAAGCATGACTGTGTAGAGCGCCAAACTAACTACAAGGACACCCTTAAAGAGCTAGAAACAAAAGGCTTCTACAAAGGGTATATGAATAAGCGTATGTCAAAGGGTATGAAAATTACATCCCCCGGCGTAACGGCATTGATATTTGACTGCTCTACTGGTCTATTGGATATAGACGGGCTAATTGCACCGGAGATTGATAATGTTAGTAGGTAAGCTTAGTTACCATATTAATTGGAAAAACTTCAAGCCAGGAACATCTTTCTTTATACCCTGTTTGAATTGCATGCAAGCTAAGCAGGATATAGCTCGTACTGCGAAAAGACTCCAGATGCCAGTTTTGATGAAAGTTAGCATCGAAAATAGCATCAGAGGTATTCGTGTTTGGAGGGTTTGAGTTATACTAGCGGGGCAGATTACATCTGCTTTTCCTTGGAAGATAGCTCCTTCCTACCCTCTTTATCCCCGCCCAGTGCGGGGATTTTTTATTTCTTGCCCATACTTAATACAGGCATGAAGTAAGGAATAAGTTCTTCGGTTGGAATACGTACGCCTTTATATGTACGAGCACGGTTTTCTAATGAAGTGTTTAAAGAGTTATAGATTGTATCGTCATCAATCATTATTTTATCTATGGGGTAACGCTTATTAAACTCACGAATTTGATTCATGTTTTTTTGAACATCTTTTTGAGCGCCAGTAAAATCTTTATTCATAATAGAATCGTTTAGATTCTGCAAAATCTTAGTTCTTTCTTGCTCAGCTTTGACATATTCGTTTTTAAGCTCAAAGCCAAGTTCCTGTTGACGAGCTAGTCTAGTGGGTGCAACACCCGTAGCCTGTGCAATTATGTTGGCTGTAGTTACATCTTGTTTTTCAATTATGGTGTCGCCAGCTTTAGTCTTAGCACCTTCTTGTGAAAGTCTTGTAGCTACTAAAGGATTCTTAAAGAATGCAGGTAACAGCTTTTCCATACCGCGCTCGATGTGGCCATTTTCAAAATCATCTAATGCACCAGCTTGTCCAATAATCCCTGATACGGCTGGACCTATATTAGCTAATACAAAGTTATTAAATGCTTCTTGATTAGTCTTAGCAGGTTTGCCGCCACGGAACCACAAGTTATCAAATGAAGTTTTGGAGCCAATATTGATATCAGTTGCGGAAGATATAGGGCCGCTATAAAGCATATCAGCGCCAACGGCACCAAAGTTTTCCTCTAAAAACCTACGGAAACGTAAGTCGGCATTCTGGTAAACAAGCGGATTCTGTCCACGACGCTTACGTTTCTCTTCGTCATCATCACCCAAATCGCTAAGCGCTTCAACGATTGCACCTACTGTACTATAGAGTGGCATACCTTTTAAACCATGGAACATTGCGCCCATCATAAGCACACCGGTTAAAATCTTCATACTTTCCGCAGCTTGCTTGCGGTCGCTAATTACTTTAGTAGAGTTGTATGCGTGGCGAATAAAGAACGAAGACATATTCATTGCGTACATCTTAAACTGAGAAATAACTGGTATTTTCTTAAATAGCTCTGGTCTTTCCATAGCATCATAGCGACCCATGTTATCTTGCACAGCGGCAACAGCCTTATCAATAGACTCTTCAAAATTCTTAGTCTTATCGTAATGCATTTCAAATGCCATCATCGCTGCAATTTCACGGCTGATACGCTCTGAACCACTAAACAATCCAGACATAATATTGGATGTCATACGCAATGCTTTCTTAGGCCCGCTTAGCGTTGCATTTAATGGGGTACGTCCACGCTGAGAAAGAAGATTATTCTCGGTAAAAGCAAACAAGCCACGTTCCTTAAGCGCTTGGAAAGCAGCAGATAAATTTCTACTATTTTTAATACGTGCAGAGTCTGCTACAGATACGTTAACGGATGGCAAATGGTAGCCACGTATTGTTTCTGGGGACTCTTTAATATCAATACCTAAGCTACCCAATATGTTTGAATAAGCAGCAAACTTAAGCGATGCTCTACCGTATCCATATTGCGCACCTAGTACTGGATAAATCATAATAGGTACAGCGGCTAGCTGAACAGCAGCAGAAGCAGCGCCAGTCAATAACATATAGTATGCGTAGCGTGTAGCCAAAGAAGCAAGAGTGTTAGGGCTTGGTGGATTTAACTGCTCCATAGCACGGCCACCAACAGTATCAATAAACAAGCCCAATTTGGCTTGGTCTGGGTTGCCTACAAGACTATCTTTAGCACGGGTAATCTCAGCTTGCACTTGGTCTGCATACTTAAGTTTAGGCGTTTGGCTAGCCATGCGGTTAGCAGACTCAGTAAAGTTGCGGAAGATATCGGCACTAAAACCAGATACATTATCTGCATGCATAAATTGTTTACGAATACTAGCTTCTGGCAAAGTCATTAACCAAGTCTGGTAAAGTTCGTCTTTTAATTCTTCAGAAGAAGTTTCATTAAGGTTGGCTTTATCAATAATCTCAAACATGCTTTTGAGCATGGTGCTTTCTCTTTGGTTGGTATTACGCAAAGAAGCAATATCATTACCAGAACTAAATGTCTGGTCTTNAAACAACTCGTCTGCTGTTTTACCTAGTTCTCTAGCACGTTTAGCTATATACAATTCACGTTGCCACGGCGAGTCAAACATAATAAATGCAGGTTCATCCCCTTTTTCACGGAACCANGCTGGCCCATGACGCATCAATGGGAAGTATTCTTGTATAGAGTCTTTCTCCTGCATCTTGCGGATTTCAGCCATCAACTGGCCTTTAGGAGTCTTTTCGTCTTTAACATCACCGGGCAACTCTTGTAAACGTTCAATACGCTCATCAAGCAAACTACGCTGCAAATTAAAGTTATCTTTATAAAACTGACGTACCATCTGGTACATCTCTTGGCCACCTTTAATTTTGCCTAATTGTTCCCAAGCATCGTAAACAGTTTGTATGTCATTCATGCGGCGTGTTACTTGACCTTTTAAGCCTGGCAACTTTTCTGCTGGGGTAGCTGGGTCATTAATTTGTTTTGTAAGTTCAATAATCTTTGGGTCATTCTTAACGGCTTCAATAGCAGTAGCATGTGCATCTGGTGTAACTTGCTTAAGACGAGCAAGGTGCATAGCATTACCAAGAATCTTATCAGCACCTTTATTTTTTACAATAAACATGCCCAGCTCATCGGCTTTTTTTGCATATGCTTCTAACATGCCAGTTCTCATTGCAGCCATTTTTTGAGTAAGCTTATCAATACTTTCTAAGGCAGGAATCTTATCCCCCATCCAGCGGATAATGTCAGATGTACGCAGGGTTAACAAAGTATTCTTAATTACTTCTTCCGTCATGCCTTTAAACTTAGCACGCAAGACATCTTTAAAATCTTCAAAGTCATGACCTTCTCTAATTAACCCACTAAGGCCTTCAGCAACGTCATGCAACTTTTGGCTAAGCATCACTTTTTTAGTATCTTGGTCTATCTTTTTTGCTTTAGCTTTTTTCTGGCGAGCAGCAGATACACCTTGAGCTTCTATTATTGGGTTGTATTGCAGTAAACCTTCTGTGGTAAGTATTAAATCTTGCAGTGCGGATTGATGGTTTCTATCCATGTTAAATAGCTTACGGATAGAGTTAGTAAATGTATTGAATAGAGAATTAAAGAAACCAGGTTGGTCAGGTATTGCCTCGCCTTTAGTAGTCAATAAGAACTTTTGCACAGCTTCTTCGGTATTGCCATATGATACAAATTCTTTCATGTCATCGAATGCGCCAACACGATTAAATAAGTCATCAACACGAGGGTCAATAGCTTCACCATTTAACTTTTTATTTAAAAATGCATCTTGCGCATTAATCATAGTCATTTGCAAACTATGTATTGCATCAGCTAATGCAGCGGGTATCTTAGAACCTCTTTCTACTAACTGTAGATATTCGTCAATACGGGCATTGATTGCAGCATGCAATGCTTCGTGTAAAAACACAGTATTGTTTGTGCCTTGGAAGTCGCCCGTATTACCAAAGTTTGGGCTACGTAAGAATATCATTTTTAACTGACGACCATCAGGAGCAGTCCATTGGCCAAACATTCCATTAGCGCCACGGAAAGAATCTTTAAGCGTGCCATCTGCTGTTCTTAACTCTGGTAACTCAGCTTCTGAATTAACTATTTGTAGTTGTACACCCTTAAGGAATGGAGCTAAACGACGCGCCAAGAAACGCTCAAATGTTGTACCGTTTGCAAGTATATGGTTAATAACTTGTTGAACTGTAGTAAAGCCCATGTATTTGGGGTTATGTTCACCAACAGTTGTATTTTGCTGGGCTTTAGATACTTTAGCTACTGGCTGATTTCTTTTAAGTTCTACTCGTTGCTGTAAATTAGCTTGCTCTTGTGTAGTAACTGATGGGTGAGCCAGACCTTCTTTGGCTTTAGTACCCAGTTTGCCCGCACGTTGTGGACCGTTAGCAACACCATGCAATGTATCTAGGGCTTGATTACGTCTTGCTCTATGCTGAACACCCGCATCTAAGTAAGCATCTTGGCTAGCAAAATTGCCTTGTTCTGGCTCAGGTGTATTAAGTGTTTCTATAGCAGAATCAATAGAAGCATTAGTAGCTTTCCACTCTTTAGTCTGGGCAGCTTTAGTTTGTTTCTTAGCGGCTTGTTCTTCAGGGGTTAATACAGCGGCAGGGCGCCCAGTACGTTTACCTTTAGTTGCGGTTGGTGCAGGTGCTGCGGGTACAGTTGGTTCATTAGCAGCGGGTGTTTCTTGTCTTTGTTGTTCTGTTTCTACTGCTTGTTTTTTAAGTGGTGCAAGAACTTTATAACCTTTTGCAACAGCAGTCATTTGGTCTGAAGAATTTTTTATAGTATCTTCAAATTTCTGTACATCCTCATCAGTAGCTATACCTTTGTTATATAAATCTGTTAATAACTTTAATTGATTATCAAAAGATTCTTTAAACAATACACCCCAATTTTTTTCTTTAGCCGCGGTCTCTAAGCTAATTATTTTATTTGGGTCTAGTGCACTCGGTTGATTCGCCTGTACATTTTGTGCTCCTGCTCCAACCCCTCCAGTAGATTCGACAGGGCTAACCAATCGTCCAGGCTGAGATGTTGTAGTTCCTGCGGTGGGCTGAAGTCCATTTTCAGACACAGGAACGCTTGACTGATTTGTTCCGGGGACAGCTCCAGTACTCTGCTGTGCTCTTCCATCTTCTATCTCCTTTAATACTACTTTTCTTGCATCTTCTAATGGTACACCAAGTTCAACCGCCTTATCTTTTACTCGTGTTTCAATATCGTTACTAGGCGCAATAGGAGCATTTGCTTTAGCTTGTTGCTGCTTTTCTTGAGTATCAAGTGGTACAGGATTAATAGGTGTACCAGCACTAGTAGTTACTGGTGGTGTAGGAGGCGCTACTTGTTGTTCTTNATTAGGTGCAGCGGGAGCAGTGGGGGGCACCAAAGCAGCAAATCTTTGCTTAACGCTACTTATAAGATTATTAAGCTCATCTTTTTGAGCTGCATTAAGTTCTTTTAAGCTATTAAATAAAGAAGCAAATCTACTTTCTTTATCTCCACCAGTTTCAGTTTCCCCAGCCAAAGTATCTACTACTGCTTGTTGCTCTTGAGGAGAACCAAATACAAATCCTTTTGAAGCCAATATGTTAGACATAGCTGTTTTGTACGCAGCATCTTCGGCAGCTTTGGCTTTTATTTCTTTTTGTTCATTTAGTCTTTCACCAACAGATTCTTTAATACGACTACTACCCATAGTCGCCACTTCTACAGGGGCACCAAAAAACTCACCTGCAAATTCAGCAAGTATGTTACCTGGGTCTAATTTTTGACCGGCAGCTACTTCTCCTAGTGCTTCTCCCGATGCGCCAATAGTACCTTGTATTGGTGCTTGTAATGCAATATTAGTTAACTCCCTCGCTACGGGTTTATTTTCTAATACTTTGGCTACTGATTTAGGTAATGGAACTTTGCTAGCAACACCAGCACTAATCGCATCCAAAGCACCTACTGCAGAAGCATGAGCAAAAGCTTGTTTGCCTACTTTGTCCATTAACTCTTTATCTTTTGCCGCGGCTTTTAAAGCTTCTGGGTCTTTAATGTCTACACCACTTTCAGCAAGCGCTTGAATAATAGTTGAAGGGTAATCAGTAGCAAAAGAACCAGCACCCATAACAGCTGCACCTAAGCCAGGACCTCCTATAGCAGTAGCTGGTATAGCAGCAACCATGCCTGGGGCATTAGAAATTAAGCTAGAAGGNCCAATAGCAGCAACAAAATTTACTGGGTCTTTTTTAAATTCATCAAGCGCAGCCACCCACCCATGTTCTTTACCCGCGGCCATAACTTTTTGAACAATTGGGTTTTGTGGTATAGCTTCTGTTTCAGCTTGTGTTTGTGCAATACCCGCAGCACGATTACTTAATGCGGTTTCTGTATCTGCTTTAAATTTATTTCTTTGCTCGGCGGTCATAGATGCAACGCCAAGAGGGTCTTCTTCTACAGTAAAGTTCTTTTTACCTGCCGCTAATTGTTGTTCTACGCTGTCAATTTGATTAAGAATATTTGCGTTTGCCTTAAAGCCTGTAGCAGAAAGACCTTGCATAAATTGAGGAATACCAACTTTAGCTGATTGCAATAGGGTTTCCCCTAAGCCCCAGTTTTTAGGCATTTTACTTACGTCTGCAGCAGGCATTTCCTCTGCAGTAAGTGGAGAAGTATATGGGTTTACCGGCTCTTCAGGGGGTAAAGTTGTACCAGCAAGGATACTTGGTTTTTCATTACTAGCCGCGGGCTGTGCCTGAGGTTCTTCTTTTGGCTTTCCCTGTTGCTTAGCATGGTTAGGAATAATATCCCTCTCAATAGCGGAAACAATCTCCGCTTGAGACATGGAATCAGGAAAATTAACTACCCCAACGTTAGGTATATTTACGGCTGGCATTCCAGTATTTTACCTAACTTATTGTGGGTTTGATGGTACGTAGTTGAATGTTCCGTCTTTATTTTGTACCATACTACCACCAGTTATTTTAGGTGGAGGCACTTGTGGTACGGGGCTACCTGGTTTAAATGCAGCAGCTTGACCTTGAACTGATTGCTTAATTTCTTCAGTTCTAGCAGCAATTTTTTGTTTGATATCTTTTATTTTATCTTCATCGCCGTTAGCCATCAATAGCTGTGTATTTAAGTTTTTAAGCTGACCATCTTTAGCAATCTCATTACCCAGAGCGCTAATCATTGCAGATGCACCATAAGGACGGGTTGCAGCAAGGTAATTTTGTTGAGCAATTTGTTTAGTGATTGGGCTATCTTTATCGTAACCTTGTGCAACCAACGCATCAAACTCAGTTTGAATACCTTGTCTTTCTTTAGCACCAGCTTTCTCAACACCATACTTAGCAGCTTCCATTGTAGCGCCAGCATGAATTTGAGCGGATTTAATAGTAGCATCAGCTTGTTGCTCGGAACCAAGAATCTTAATAAGGTCATCACGAGTACCTTTATGGTCAGCTTGTACTGCTTTAGCAATATCAGCCTCTGTGTTGTAACCAAATTTGCTAAGCTCAAACTGCTGTTTGGCTAGTTCCATTTTCTGTTGTTTTTGCTCTTTAACATCTTGTGCATACCCTTGCAGAGCAGCTTGTGAACCTTGTCCGATATTAGCCGCAGCGTATGGAGAAGTACCACCCATGATACCTAGACCAGCTTGGAGTAGACGCAAGCCAGTAGAAGACTGGGTATCAGAGGCAGATGGAGCAAGCGACTTTAATTGGTCTGCATAGTCAGATACAAACGAAGTGCTTGGCATCAAAGACTTATAGCTTGCAACTTGGTCTGCGATTGGGGTTTGATATTCTTTTGTTAGCGTAGATTTAATGTCGGAACTATCATCTTTTACTTGGTCGCCTTGAGCAAACGCAACTATGCCACCACCAGCAGCATTAAAGTTATAGTTTTG